TATCCTCAGTCGCGCCCCCTCTTCTTTATCTTGTATTGGAGGGTGGCACCGTTGTTGATCCCTTTGTCGGCAGCGGGACCATGCTGAGAGTCGCCAAAGATTTAGGCATCAAAGCTATTGGCATCGAGATCGAGGAGAAGTATTGTGAAATAGCGGTAAGGCGACTTGCCCAAGGGGTATTACCTCTAACTTGACATGAGCGAAACGGGGACAAAGAGACGGGGCGGTTACCGCGTTCTGGCCTCCGCCCCGGTCCCCACCAACCGAGGCCGTGGAAGTAGCGAAGCATGAAGCCCATTCGGCATAATTGGTTTTCGCGAGCCGTTCGCTGTACGCTCCCGAGTGGCAAAGCTCTCGAGGGCGTGCCTTGTTTGTGTCAGTGGTGGCGGCGGCTTTGGTATCTTCTGACGTTTCGATAAGCCCCTCTTGACCCGTTTCCGATCCCGTCGTATTCTTCTAGTGTTAATCCCCCAAGAGCCGCGGGGCGGGAAGCCCCGACGCTAGGCTGGGTCCTGTCCCGCGGTTTATTTTATTATGGCGAAGCTGGGAAAGCCGATTAAGTTCGACGAGACGAAGCGGGCCGCGTATCTCGCGAACCTCGAGAACGGCATGGGCCGCACTCAGGCGATCGCGAGCGTCGGGATTGCTCGTTCGACTTTGGCCGAGCACCGGAACACAAACGCCGATTTCGCGCGCCTCGAGAGCGAAGCCGAGATGAAGGCCGTCGGCACGATCGAGAACGCCCTCTTCGAGTCGGCCAAGGGCGGCAACGTCACGGCCCAACAGGTCTTCCTTTACAACCGCGCGTCAGACCGTTGGAAGGATCAGCGGAATCTTCACCATTCCGGCAAAGTCAGCATGACCCGCGAGGAAGCGGAAACGGAGATCAGGCAAAGCCACAAACTGCTCGACCGTTTCAAATTGCTACCGGAAACGGGGACCGATGGAAACGGGCGAAAGGGCAACGGCCGCAAAGGCAACGGGGCCCCGGCCCACTGACGACGCCGGCGAGCTCGACCAGACCGCGAGAGCTTACCGGGCCAAATGTGGAACGGAGGCCCGCGGGAATCTTCGATTCTTCATCGAATACGTTATCCGTGACGGAACTGGAAACGCGATCCAACTTGAAGAAGTTCACCGGGAAGGGCTCGCATTCATCGCCGACGCGCAAGCCGCCGGGAAGTTCCCCGTTATCATGGCCCCGTGGGGAAGCGGCAAGACGACTAATTATATTGTCGCGCTCTCGCTCTGGGCGATCGGCCACGATCCGAACGTGCGGATCGGCATCTTCTCGAACGAAGAGGGCCTCGCCGCCGATCGCGTCGAGGCGATCAAAGGCTATATAGACGACTCGAAAGAGTTCCGCGCGACCTTCCCCGAAGTCATTCCCAATATGGAGCGATGGGGGGCCCACGGTCTGCTCGTGAAGCGTACCAGCCGCGACCCCACTCCCACGGTATCCCCGAAAGGCATACTCGGATCGAAAGTCGGCCCCCGGTACGATCTCATTTTTTGCGACGACATAACCGACTTCGAGAACAGCGTCTATTCGTCGGCAAAGAGAAAAGCGGTCGACCAGCGGCTACACAATACCGTCATGGGCCGACTTTCGAAGTCCGGCAACTTCCTAGCGGTCGCAACGGCGTGGCATTCTCAGGACGCGATCGAGAACCTCAAGAAAGACGATCGATTTGTCGTGCTTGTTCAATCCGTGAACGACGACTGTTCAGCGATTGAACAAGAGAACCTCGCGACCGGCGAACGGAAGTCTCTTCCCCTTCCGATAACCCTTGATCGCACTCGTCTTATTCACGAGAAGATCAACCGCCCGCGCGAGTTCGCCCGCGGCCGGCAACAGCGCGCGTATACCGAAGAAGAGAAGACCTTCAACGCCGAGGCGATCGAGGCGGCGATCGAAGACGTCGGATCGGTCGAGAAGCTTCCGAAGGGAATCGGCGTCGACCTCTCGACTCCCATCCGGCCCGGTAACGCCCTCGTCCCGGGCGCGTGGGATGAGGACGATCAGAGATTGATTGTCATGGATTGCGTTCTTTTGAAGGCGACCTCCCCGGAAGTCTGCGCGAACGCCGTCGAAATGTGGCGAACCATCAAGGCTGACTTCGTGAAAGTCGAAAACAACGCCTATCAAGAAAGCTTCATTCAGTGGGGCAAGGCGACGCGAACCGAAGCTGTCCCGTGGGAGAGCCATACAACCGGCCGCAACAAAGCCGACTTGAACTTGGGCCTCCCGGGCCTCGCCGCGGCTGTCGTCGCCGACGGGATCAAGTTCCTTTGGCCGAACAGACCGGACGAATGTAAAAAGGGCGTTTGCGAATGCCGGAGCGGAATCTGTAAGCTCATTAAAGACCTCAAAGCCCACCCCTTCGGAGACACGGACTCGATCATGGCCCTGTGGTTCCTGTGGCATCGCTTCCGCTCGAAGGGAGGGGCGGCTTCAGTCCGTTCCGGAAATGCCTCTTCACAACCGAGAGAACGTCGGCTATATTCCCCACGAGAGAACATCGGTCGACACAGGCGGCAACGTCGCCGACTTATTTAAGGGGGACTCGCAAATGGCGAAGGCGAAAAAGGCTCGGCGGCGTACACGCGCGAAGGAATCAGCTTCGATCGGTTCACGCCCGAAGCTGACCCGAAGCCAACTGAAGAACATCGGGAAGCGGATCCTCGGCCTGATCGAAGAAAAGGAAATCCGCAAGGTCGCCACGAAGCTGAAAGACCTCAAAGAAGACTTCCCCTCGTTTTTCGCGATGGGGAACCTCGGGAACGAAGATCCTGAGCTCACCGGGTTTCGCCGATTCTCGAAACGATTCATCTCGACCGACCTCGACGACGTCCGGCAGGATCGGCAGTATGTGACGGCCGTCACGCTCTGGCACAAGACGCCGATCGCCCGCTACTTCGTGAACCTTCAGACCGCGTTTCTCACGACGGGCAAGGTGCAGATCAGCGCGAAAGATCCGCGGGTAAAAGAGTGGATCGACAACTTCCTGAAGGATCCCTTGACCCCTTGGGCGACGCTCCGCAAGAAGGCCGCGCTCGAGGCGGTTCTCTCGGGCGAGCTTCTCTGGTATCCGCATATCAACGCCGAGACCGGGCATATGCGCCCGGCGTACCTGTCGCCCGGGTTCATCAAAGCCCGGCCGGCTCCGGTCAAGGGCTTCCCTCACGTTCCCGATCGGATCAGGATAAAGCGCGACGGCCTTCGGATGCTGGGCCTTTTCCCCGAAGAAGGCGAAAGCGACACGGCCACCGAGAAGACCGAGATCCTCCGCGTGATCCGGTCCCGCTTTGTTCAGGACGAGCAGACGAAAAAGGCGGTCGAACGCCTTGCGGCGATATCTTCTTCGTTCCCCTGAATCGCCTCCTGTCTTCGCTTCGCGGTCACTCTCAGCTTCTCGCCTCGGCCGATCAGATCGACGGGGTCGACGAGGCCCTCTTCGCGATGATCGAGCGGCTGTATGTGCTCAACCTGTTCTGTTGGCACTTGCAATATGAGGGACTGAGCGAGGCCCAGCTTCGCGAGAAGGAACGCGAGAACCGGGCCCGTGGAGCATTCCAGCCGGGCGAAATGTTGACGACGAACGAGAAGGCGAAGCTGACCGCCGTCGCCCCGAACTTCGGGAACGCCGATTTCGTGACGGGCTTCGACAAGGCCCTGAACGTCGCGGCTATGTCGTTCGGGATCCCCCAAGCTTGGCTCGGCCTCGGCGACTTGGTCAACCGCGCGTCTGCTCAGGTCAGCGAGACGCCGATTATGCGAATGCTCGTCGACGCCCGCGACGCCTTCCGCGGATTCGAGGCCCTGTTGATTCAATATCACGTCTTGCAAGGCCAGCTTCACGGCTCCCTCGCCGGCGTCGCTGATACGAGCTTCGAGATCAGTTACGAGGAACTGAGCAAGCACGATCAGACCGACGTCGCTTCGGCTCTCTCGAGCATTACTGGCGCGATGGCCGTCGCGATTGATCGACAGCTTCTCACGCAGGAACAGGCGAACGTCCTGACGAAGTTCGTCGCCGAGCAGATCGTGAAGCTTCCCGATGGGACGGCCTCGAGTCCGGCGGCCCCGGCCCCCACCGAGCCGAAGGCGAGCGACGTCAACCCCGGGGCCTCGGGAGGCGACGACGGGAACGCAAACGCCGACCCGGCGCGCGTTCAACAGGCCGACGAGATCGGCCGAACGCTTCAGGCCGCGGCCGAGGCCCGCCGCCGATCATATGCCGATCGTTGAACGGATCACCGAAGCTGACGTGTCGACGCTTCAGCGGGCGATCCGCGGAGTGTTGAACCGTCTCGACGCGATCGAGAAACGCGCCTTGTCACAGTCCCGCGCACAAGTGCTTTCAACGCGGAACGACATTGAAGCCGCCCTTCCGGCCGAGCCCACCCCCGCCGACGTCGACGCGGTTCTGCGAACCGTCGATAGCCGGATGAGCTCGCTCGCGAACAGCTTCGAGGGGATGGTCGCGGCGTTCTCGGCCGAAGCCGGCACCCTCGGCGAAGAGTTCGCATCCGTTCAGTTGAAAGCCCTCGGTCTCGATCCCGCAAAGTACGCGGGGCAGGGTTTGAGTTCGACGGAGATCGCCCAGACGGCCCGCACGGTAGCCGCCGAGGCGAGAAGCGTGATCGGGGCGACCTCGGCCCGGATTCAGGCCGACGTCGCGCGGGCATTCCTTCAACCGAAGACCTCGGCGACGAAGATTCGCGCGGCGATTCGGAACAGCCTTCGGACGACAAAACAGGAAGGGTCCCTCTCCGGAGCGATGGCCGAGATCGCGCGAAAGCTTCGGTCGTCGCTCGGGTCGATCTTTTCAATGGCCTCCGATGAGATCCAGAAAGCCGGCGGCGAAGACGAGGAACTCGGAAAGGTCTGGATCGAGAAACCCCCGAACGTCAGGCCGACGCATCATCAAGCGGCCGTGAGTTATCGCATCGGCGGCAAGCCCGGCCCGATCCCCCTTGACGAGCCGTTTGTCGTGGGCGGCGTTGAACTCCGGTTCCCCCGCGATCCGCAAGCGGTCAGCGTCGGAGGGAGCATCCCGGCACAGATCGAGCGTTGCAAGTGCGAATCCGCAGTCGTTCCGATGCCCAAGAGCAAGCGGAAGAAACAAAGCGCGTGAGTCGTTCCCGCCGTACAATTCGATGTCCCGACGACGCGGCCCGGTTCATTCAATGGTTCTGGTTTGTACCCGACAACGAACGAACAACGGAAGACCGGACGATTTATGACCGACTGAAAGCCGGCAAGCGAATCACGCTCGTCTGGCTCGAGGCTTCGCGCGTGGTTCGATGGGTTTCCTTCGTGCCGGACGTGGTCAAGGGCCCGGTCGACGACGAGTGGGCCGGAGTGTTGCGCGACTTCATCCTCGACGCGATGAAAAATGGCAGAGATGCCGAATAAGCCGGTCGAGATCCCCGTTCACAATTCTGATTGGGATCAGAGCAAGGAAACGATATACGAGTTCGCCGATCGAATGAACGCCGAGCGCGGGTGGCTGAAAATGATGTATTATGTGTGGACCCCCGAGATAGACAGCTATCCTTCTTCGCGCGTCGACGACGATTCGATAATGTGGGTCGACTCTATAGATATCCAGTTCGGTACAGGCGAAGCCCATAAATGTATGATCGCCTATGTCGCGCCAGCCGAAGCCCAGCTTCTTTTACTTGCAAAATGGCGCGATGAAGGCGTTATAACACCGGAAGAGTACAAAACGGGGGAAGCGAATGTTCTCGACGCCATAACCCCGGATGAAGCCCGCGAAGCAATTAATCGGATTTCTGCAAAAAAGGTATTGACAGAACCCCGATCAGCGGTTACACATTTCGCAGGAGGCCCCAATGGCAAAGGGCAAAGGGAAGGGGAAAAAAGCCGCGTCTGAGGACACACGCAAGATCGACAAGCCCGAAGAGGAAGAGGTCGCCACTCTTGACGAAGTCGAAGAGGTTGCGCCTCCCAAACCGCGAGCGGCGTCCGATCCGGACGTAATCGCGTTGAAGCGGCAACTCGCCGCGGCTCTCGAACGCATCGACGAGCTCGAAGGCAAGAGGCCCGCGAAGCCCGTTCCCGCGATCAGCGACAAGGAACTCGGAACGGCGGTCGGCAAGGCGGCCGACTTGCTCGAACAGCGGAACGCCAAGCTCGCCGAAGCCGCCGACGCCCGGGAAGCCAAGGATCGCACGAAGGAAAAAGCCGCCCTGAAAGACGCCGAGGTTCTCGAGCTTTCCGCACTCCCGTACTGCGCGAAGGCGGCTTGTGTGGACGTCAAAGATATCATATGCCAGTCGCGCCGGGTCAAGAGCGGGGCGATCGAGCGGTTCAATTACGCGGTCAACGTCCGGAACGGTCTTCTCCGGATCGTTCTCGCGAACGGCTCGCGGCTGAAGATCGATATCGCCGACCTAGACCGCGCGAAGTGGGATTACGTCCACGACAACGGCGGGAAGGTGACGGGAACGAACAAGCGGCCGGCCCGGTGGCAGGGTCGGCCCCAAGAAGATATCCTCCGGGGATAGCCCGAGGGGGAGACGAGTCCGTAGTTAGAGAGAGACGAGATGAGGCACGCCCGACGGCACTTCTCGATTCTCAGGGAGGCTTCGCCTTCTACGCTCAAAGAGCGGATCGTCAAAAGGAACGGCGAATACTGCGTCGAGTCCGAGGACGGGTCGCGCTCGTTCGGCTGTTTCAAGAGCGAGGCCGCCGCCCACAAGCGGCTCGGTCAGGTCGAGTTCTTCAAGCGTCAGGGCGAAGGCGTAACCGCCGACGATATGCAGACCTTCCTCGAATCCGTCCTAACGGTCGCGGAACTCCGCGAGACTTGCCCGAATTGCGCGGCGGTTCTCGAATCGAAGGGGCTGAAGAACATCAAGGTCGGGGCCTTGCTCGAACAGGCGCGCGATCCGAACGCGGTCTGTGGGGCCCTGTGGTTCCGCGGCACCCCCGCCCAGCGCGAGGCGTTCGGCGGCGGCACGGAAGGCCGCGGCGTGAACGAGAAGCCCCCGAAGGCTTGGTTCGACGACTGCCTTTCGAAGATCACGGCCTCGAAGGTCACGGCTTCCATGCTCGAGTCGAAGTTCGCCCCCACGGGCCGACTCGAGTTCATTCGCGAGGCCGAACGGGACGCCGGCGATCCCCGGGGTTCGCTCTGGGAAGTCGGACTGATCTCCGTCGGGATCAGCGAGAACAAGGACCCGAAGACGGGCCGGCCGCGGCACTACAGCGAGCGAACGCTGAAGAAGGCCGAGGCCGAGAAGATATTCGAAGGCAAGGCCGCGCACTATCTCGAATGGAGGACGCCACAAGGGGACTTCGCGACCCATGCGCCCGACGGCGTCCCGATTTCGATGTTCCCGCGAACGAAGGTCGGATGGTATGAGGGCGTTCATTTCGGGAACTGGGTTGACTCGAAGGGCAACAAGAAGCGCGGCCTGAAGGCGACCTTCCACCTTGTCGAAGCCGATCTCCGCGCGTCGCTCGTCGAGGCGTGGGACAAGGGGAACCGGAACTTCCTCGAGCTTTCCATCAACGCGGGCGGGATCATCGAAGAGGCGATTGTCGATGGGATCCCGGTCGCCGACGTGATCGAAATCCAGATCGGAGAATCCGTTGATCTAGTAACCGAAGGGGCGATGGGCGGTGAGATCCTTCGCCTCGTTGCTTCGAAATCCTACTTTTCCGGGGGAGCCATGAACAAGATACAGACGATCGCTTTCCTTCGCCGGCATTACGCGAAGCTGGTCGAGGGAAAGGAACTCGAGAAAATGTCTGACGCCGATCTCGCGCAGATCGTCGGACAGGCGATCAAGGAACAGGGGCCGGCGGTGAAGCCCATCGAAGGGAAGGGCTTTTGCATCGTCCAGCCCGACGGGACCGTGGGCGAGTGCTTTGTCAGCGAGGAACTCGCGAACGAGGCTCTCGCGAAGCTGTCGGCCCCGCCCGCGACGGAAGGCGCGCCGCCCGCAGGGCAGACGCCGCCGCCGCCCGCGGCAACGCCTCCGGCGACCCAGCCGGCCACGACTCCCGCGGCCACGATGAGCGAGAGCGCGGTCGATCGGCTGATCGAAAAGCGGCTCGCCGAGAAGATGTGGCCCGCGACCGTGGAAGCCCTCCTGACGGAGAGCAAGCTTCCCGCGGATCAGGTCAAGCATATCCGCGAGTCGTTCGCGAACCGCACCGGCGACCGGAAGTCCCTGATCGCCGAGATCGACCGGACGAAGAAGCTTCTCGGCGTGGCGGCTGACGCCGCCTCCCAACAGACGAGGCTCGACGAGGGCTTCGCGCCCGTCGCAGTCACCGAGGACAAGATCGACAAGCTGACCGCCGGCCTCCGCGGCGGGATCAGGTCTCTCCGCGAGGGACTCCCGCGGGATCAGCACTCGATCAACAAGATCGAGCCGATCCGCTCGCTTCGCAAGGTGTACGAAGAGGCGACGGGCGACCATCGCCGCGGGCTTGCTCAGGCCCGCCGGATGCTCGAGGGCGTGGCCCTCGCCGGCTACTTCCTCGGGAACTGCGAGGTTTCGAAGAACCTCCGCGAGAGCCGGATCGCGAGGCTGAAGGAAGCTCTCACGACCGCCTCGTGGCCCCAGATTCTCGGCGACGCGCTCGAGAAGGAACGGCTCGACGTGGCCGACGCCGAGGACGTCAACAAGTGGCGCAAGCTCGGCCCGAAGGTCGTCTCGACGGACAACCTCTATCAGAAGAAGAGGATCCGTCTCGGCGGATACGGCACGATGCCCGTTGTCGCGGAGGGAGCCGCCTACGTCGACGCCGGGACCCTGACCGACCAGCAGGTTCAGATAGACCTCGCGAAGCGGGGCTTCACCGACGAGATTACGATCGAGATGATGCTCCGCGACGAGCTCGACATGGTCGCGGAGATCCCGAACCGGATGGTCCGGGCCGGGATGCTGACCCTTCAGCAGAACATCTTCGATATCCTCGTGAACAACGAGGTCTTGACCTTCGACGACGACGTTCTGGCCCTCTTCCACGTCAACCATGCGAACATCAATACTAACGCGATGGCTCGGGCCCAGATCCTCGCCGGCATCGAAGCGATGATGAATCAGCTTCAGTACGGGTCGGCGGTCGACCGCCTCGGCGAGAAGAATATGCCCGACGTCCTGCTCGTCGACGTCGGCCAGTGGGATCAGGCCCACGAGTTCGTCGAGGCCCCTTACGAGTTCGGCACGGCGAACAAGTCGAACGCCTCCGTCCCTTCCAACATCCGGAAGGCCCTGAAGGAAGTCGTTGTTATCAGCCACACGACCGACCTGAACGATTGGTTCATGGTCAACAGCAAGGGCAAGACGATCGAAGTCGACTTCCTCGACGGGATGGAGAAGCCCGAACTCTTCGTTCAGGATATGCCGAACGTCGGGTCGATGTTCACGGCCGACAAGGTCACTTACAAGAGCCGCTTTTGGTGGGGCCGCGCGGTGCTCGACTACCGGCCCTTCTATGGCGGCGTCGTGGCCTAGCGCGACCCGACGACGGGCCGCATAATCGGACGGGCCCCGGCCACCGGGTCGGGGCGGGGTCGAGAAGAAAAAACGGCAACAGTTCGGAGGGACTGAAAAATGGCGTTCAGAAAAGTCAACCTCGCGGGCGGGAATCGTGTCGTCACGATGGATTTCTCGATTTCCGGCCTCGCTTCCGCGGCGGTCTCGGGGATACAGATCGGCTCTTGGCCGTTCGACGCTCCCGGGAAGCTGGTCGCCCTGACCCACGTCGCCGACGCGATCAGCGTGAGCGGAGCCGGTTCGGTTCTGATTCGCTATCGCCGGTACGATGCGAGCGCGGCGAGCGCGGCGTTCCTCGTCAACGCGGGGAAGACGATCCTCGCCGACACGCCGACCCGTATCTGTGCGAGCGACGCGAACGGCGTCGAGGCCCAACAGGATTTCGATATCGACGATCGCCTGTTGGTCGACAAGAACGCGGGCGGCTCCCTGACGCGCCCGGTCTTCCGTGGATTCTTCGCGATGGGGTAAACCCCCGGGGCGGTCTTTAGCCTATGTGGGATGGAAGTCTCAGGGACGGCGGTTATCTCGTGCAATCCCCGGCCGGCGGCTTGCCGGGGAGCGGGGCGACCCTTGTCAGCGCGGGCAATCTCCCCCCCGGCCCGGCTCGCTCGAGTTGGGGCTGGGGAATCGCTTATATGCATTGGTCGAAGAAGACAGCGACTTCGATCACGATCAGGGACTCGAACGGGAACATCATCTTGAAGGATATCCGCGAGAACTACCTTCTCGAAGAACCCCGAGTCGCCGCGACTTCGCAGGGTTGCGGAATCATCGCCTCTTGCGTCGGAAGCGGGTCGGAGATCAGCATTCGACTCGTGCCGCTCGGTGTTACCCTCATGGCTCGAGAAGCCGCCCACGGGACGTAAGCTTTCGGCTGATACGATAACGCGGGGGGTTGACACAGGGAGGCTAAGATGGCCGCCGACCTTGCTTCCGTTATCCGGCTCCTG